CGTCGTCGAGTTCAACCCGGACCAACTGGTCGGGCCGATCGTGCAGGGCGACCGCAAGTTGATCATGCTCGCCGACGATGTCGAGAACACCGGCGTGACGCTCGTCGCGACGCAGAATTGCAAGGTGGTGGTGCGCGGGCGCGAACTGCAGGTCAAGGCGGTCGACGACAGTTCGCGGCGCGTCTCAGGCGTGCTGATGGCTTACGAGATCACGGTCGGCGGCTGATGGCATCGGCGACAGAAGCTTACGATGCGGTACGCGCCCGGCTCGATGCGGTGGATAGCGGCATCAGTATTCCGCTGCGCTGGCACGGCGAGGACAACGGCCCGCTGCCGGATGTGCCGGCCGACTTTGCTTATGTGGTGTGGGACAACATGGGCTCGCGTCCCGGCCCGATCGCGTTCGGCGGCGGCGTTGGCCGCAACCTCTATCGCAACCTCGCCGGCGTCACCGTCTATGTCTTCGTGCCGAACCGCGCAGGCGTGCGCCGCGCCATGGTCGAGGCCGAAACCATTGCGGCTCGGCTGCGCTCGTATCGCGATGACGACATCTTCTGCAGCAGCGCGGACGTGACGCCTGCGGGCGACGGCGCATCGATCGCGCCGCCCGGTCTGCAGCGCAACGAACTGAACAACTACCTCTGTGCCGTGGTCGAAGTTGACGTGAGCTTCGACCAGGTCGGCTAATCATCACGCCTTCCCTCAAACCACAGGAGCATCGCCATGCCGCTCGCGGAAGGCGTATCTGCAAGAATTACTGTTAAGCAATATGCATCAGGCCTGATCACACCGGGAGCCGGCCCTGCCCCCGCAACCGAGCCGGGACCGTCCGGCGGGCAGATCCTGCGCCGGGTGTCGTCGTCGCTGACGCTGTCGAAAGACACGTACCAGTCGGCTGAAATTAACAGTCACCGGCAACTCAGCGATTTCCGGCACGGCGTCCGCAGGGTGACCGGCGGCATCTCTGGCGAGCTTTCGCCCAGCACCTACTCGATGCTGTTCGCCGCGGCGCTGCGCGGCAACTGGGACGTCACCCCAGTGTCGCTCAGCAACACCGAGCTCACCAGCATCGCGGCGGACGCCCCGACCTCGACGCTGATCGCGGGCGGTGGCGATCCGGTGGCGGCGGGCCTGCGAATCGGCGATGTCATCCGGTTGACCGGCACGTCAGAACCGTTGAACGCCGGCAAGAACTTCACCATTGCCTCGTTCAGCGGCGCATCGAACCGCACCATCAAGGTTTATCCGGCGCCGACGACGATGGCGGCGGACACCACGTTCACGATGGCGGGGACTGGCGGCACCTTGATCATCCCGGCGTCGGGCCATGTCAGTCGCAAGTTCGCGTTCGAGATCTGGAATTCCGACATCGACGTCGCGCAACTGTTTACCGAATGCCGCGTCGGCGGTTTCAATGTGCAGTTGCCACCGACCGGCATCGGCACCGTGGAATTTACGGTCATGGGACGCGACGGGGTTGCGTTCGAAGCGGGCGCTGCGCCGTTCTTCACCAACCCGGCGCCTGAGACGACCACTGGGCTGGTGGCGGCGGTCAACGGGCTGCTGCAGATCAACGGGGTCACGAAAGCGGTCGTCACCGGCGCCAATATCCAATTGGAAATGAACCCGGAAGGCACGCCGGTGGTCGGCAGCGATCTCGTTCCCGAGATCTTCCTCGGCCGCAGCTTGGTGACCGGGCAGATGACGGCGCTGTTTGAGGACATGACGCTGATCAACTCGTTCATCGCCGAAGACGAGATCTCGCTGCTGATCTACCTGACGACCGGCAGCGGCGCGGCGACCGACGCGATCTCGTTCTACTTGCCGAGGATCAAGCTCGGCGGCGCGAGCGTCGACACCTCGGGCGAAAGCGGACAGACGCTCACCATTCCCTTCACCGCCTTGAAGGCCTCGACCGGAGACGCGACCACGCTGCGCATCACCGACACCGCCGTCATCGCCTAGACGAAATCCCGCACCGCCAGGCGGGCCAATGGTTGCCGGTGATCTCGGGTTAAGCCTCTCTCCCCGAGCGAGCCGGCGACGGATGCATCCGGGGCCGGGCGTCTGGCGGCGCCCGGCCCTATCCGCCAGAAGGATGCTGCATGTCAAAATTCGGAGCTCTCGGTGTCACCACCGACAAGCCATCGCGCATGACCATCATCGCGCCCGGCGAGGTCGATCCGTTGATCGATGAAAACGGCAACGAGGCCTATATCGATTTTCTGCCATGGGACAGCGAGGCCGGACGCAAGTTCGAACAGGACCAGCAGCGCGAACAGGTGCGCAAAGGTTTCCGGCAACGCAGCCGCGCCGAGCAGCGCGCCGATCTGGAGAACGCCGACAATACTAGGCTGCAGGCCGAGCGTCTGGCGGCATTGGCGACCGGCTGGTATCTGCTCGACTTCGACGGCAAGCCACTGCCCGACATGGACTTCAGCAAAGCGACCGCGCTCGAACTGTTCAGCGCCCCCGCGCTCGGCTGGCTGCATCGGCAAAGCTGGGTGTTCGTAGGTAACGAGCGAAATTTTATGAAACGCTCGTCGAAGACCTCCTCGTCTACGCCGAGCACGAATTCAAACTCGACCGCCGATCCGGCAGCGGGACCGAACGCGAACACTTGAGCAACGCCGAGCGGCAGATCGCCAACATCCCCGGATGGGGCGGGCCGAAGCTCAAGATCGACGACGCGCCGCCGTTTCCCGCCGAATTGCAATATCTCTGGCACTGGTTCAGTGAGCATTGCTGGGGCCTGCAGGTCAACGGCATGACGCAACCGCGGGTGACATGGGAAGGCCTCGCCGCGTGGTCCGACATCACCGGCATCGAGCTTCTGCCGTGGGAAGCCCGCGCCATGGTGCAACTGGGCAATGTCCGCGCCAACGCGCTGACGCCGGCAGTGAAGGAGACGCCCAGTGGCGCTGACCGTCCGCATCGTGCCAATGGCAAAAAGCATCGCCGTGACCATCCGCAATGACCTGTCGGTCGAGAACCAGAAGAAGTATGCGGCGGCGTTCGCGCAGATCGGCATCGACGAGGCAAAAAATAAGAACCGGCAGATCCTCGGCCGCGTGCCGCCCTATACCGTGACCGTCGACGGCCGCAAAGGTGCGCGGCTCGAAAGCGTCAACCCGAACGGCGGCAACATCATCGCCGAGTTCGAACTGATCGAGGGTCTGCTGCGCTGGATCGGCGAGCAGTTGATTGAGCGTTCGCCGTTCACGTCCGGCGCCTATCAGCTTGGCCACACACTGATGGCCGATGGCGTCGAGGTCATCCCCGGCGAGACGATCCCGGCCGCCGAAGAATACATGTTCATCAACTTGGTGCCTTATGCGCGCAGGTTGGAGATCGGCAAGACCAAGTCGGGGCGGCCGTTCCTCATCCAGAAGCCGAACAAGATCTACGAGCGCACGGCCAAGGACGCGAGCCGGCGGTTCGGCAATCAGGCCAAGATTACGTTTGGCTATCGGGATCTCGAACCGAAGCTTCAGTACAAGCTGAAGCACGATCAGGCGAGCCGCGACTTCAGCAGCGGCAAGATGAGGATCAGGCCCGGCATCCGCGCGGATCGCAAGAAGGACTCGGTCGTCGCCTCGCCAGTCATCATCGTCCGCCACCTCAAGGTTTAGGCATGGCCAACATCGAAGAAGCCATCCGGCGACTGCAGTTCCTGTACGAGACGCACGGCGCCGAAGAGGTGGCGGCGGCGCAGCGCGCCATCACGGCGTCGACCACGACCACCGAGAAGGCTTCGTTGTCGCTGGAGAAAAGCTTCAACAACCTCGAGCGGCGCTACATCTCGACGGTGCGGGCGCAGCAGGACTACAACCGCGTTGCCGAGAAGGTCAACGACGCGATCAAGCAGAACCCGGCGCTGGCGGAACGCGGCAATGCCGTCATGCAGGCCGCGCAGGCACAGTATATTCGCGCCGCCCAGGGCGCCGGCACATACAGCCAGGCCGTTCAGCAAACCGCCGATAGTTCGCGTCTGGCGCGGCATGAGATGATCAACCTGTCGCGGCAGATCCAGGACATCGGCGTCAGTCTCGCGTCTGGTCAGTCGCCGCTAACGGTTGCGATCCAGCAGGGCGCGCAGATCGCCGATGTGTTCGCGACATCGTCCGGGACGGTCATGGGGTTCTTCCGACAGTTTGGCGGGTGGGCGGTGGGGTTTGCGAAGAGTGCCGCCGGCATGGCAACGGCCGCCGGAACCGCTCTCGCGGCCTGGCTCGTTGCTGGCGCGCAATTCAAGTCCGGGCAGAACGACATCGAGCGCGCGCTGGCCGGCATCGGCGCGGCATCCGGCGTGACCAGCAAACAGATCAACGAGATCGCGTCGGCAAGCTCGTCGGCGTTCGGGCTATCGACATCGGAAGCGCGCACCGCAGCGACCGCGTTTGCCGCAACCGGAAGAATTTATGGCGACAACGTCAAACTGGCGACCAAGACCGTAAGCGACTTTGCCAAGGCGACCGGCACCGACGCCGCCGACGCCACCAAGGCACTGGCTGCGGCGATGGTCGATCCCGCCAAGGGCGCGGTCGAGCTCAACAAGCAGTTCAATTTTCTCGATGCTACCCAACTGAACTACATCCGCACGCTTCAGGCGCAGGGACAGGAGCAGGAGGCGCAGAAGGCTTTGATGGATGCTTTGATCCCGAAGCTTCAGAAGATGGCAGAGCATACTTCGCTGGCGGGGAAGGCTTGGGATGCGGCGGCGAACGCCGCTTCCAATTTCTGGAGCTATGCCGGCAAAGCTGCGCCATTGGGGCCGTCTATACCGGCGCCTTGGGAGGCCGGCGCGGCTGATCCGAAAGAAGAACGGCTCAAGCTCATGTCAACCGACGCCGATGCCGCGTCGCGGTCGATCATGGGGGTGAGGGCGCAGATCGAGGCACTGCAACAGCAATTATCGAAGCTCAGCCGATTCAGCCAGGGCGGCGGCGCCATGACCGCCGATATGATTAACGCGGTGAACGTCGGACAAATTCGCCTGCAGCAGTTGCGGGACGAGGAGCAGGCGCTCGCCCGACAGGCTGAATGGACGCAGCAGATCGCCGCGCTTCATCCCGGCATATCGATCGAGGTCGCTAAACAGCTTGAGCTGATGAACGGTCAACTGGCTGTTGCGCAAACGCGCACCGCCGCTGAGCAGATGATCGTGCAGCAGTTCGTTACCCAGATCGATCTGTTAGCACAGGGCAAGACGGCCGAGGAGGCATCGACCATCGCCGCACAACAACGCGCAATCGCCGAGGCCAACGTCGCAAGAAACATTGCAGACCAAATCTACGGGCTGGATCAACAGATCGAATTGAGCAGGGCTCGCATAAACGGCACCGAGGCCGCAGTGAAAGCCGAGCAAGCCTATAACGATGCGCTCCGGCAGGGAGCCAGCGAGTTGGACGCGCAAGCTCTCAAGTCCAAGACCCGCAAAGCCGCAGACCAACAGGCTGCCGAGCAAAGGGCGAGTGACTACGATGGAGAGACGCACTCACTGGGCCGGGTCGGCAGCGCGATCGATAGCAACACCGCGGCGATGAAGCGGCACAGCGCGGTGGTCCATCAGGTTATAAGCTTGTATACCGAAATGGGCATCACCATCGCGGGCGCGTTGGCGCGGTCACGCTCATATTTGGAATCCCAGGTGGGGCCGAGCGACAAGGGGCCGATCGAGGGGTTTTCCAACCAGGCCTATGATGCCTATCAACGCAAGGTTGCTCTGGAACGTGTTTACGGCGCGGAAAACATCGAGCCGGTCACGCGCGACATGGGCGGCATCGGCGGTCAGTATACCGACTATCGGCTGAAGGCGGACTATAAGCCCCCGGTCATCGGGACTAAATACCAGACTGATCTCAACGAGAAACTGAACAATAATCTCGAGAACCTGACAGCATCCACCGACAGTCTCAACGCCACGATGCAGAGCGCGCTGTCGCCGTTCTATAGCCAGGACCCTCGCACCACCAAGCTCGGCTTCCGCGCCGGCACGGTCGGCAATCAGGACTGGATGACCGGCGCGGGCAACGCCAACCCATTGATCGCCGTGCTCGGCCCCGGCGCCACCGCGCCCGGTATGGCCGGCGGCGGCTCGTTCACGGTGGGCGGCGGCTACTCGGCCAACGACAACCGCATGGCGGTGTTCCCGGTCGCGAGCGGCGAGGAGATCGTCGTCAACCGCAACCGTGAGGGTCGTGGTGGCCAGGTTGTTAACATTGACAACCGCATCATCGTCACCGGCTCGGTTGATGCCGATGCCTTGGGCAAGATGAAGGTCAGCCGGTATCAGCAGGCGCAACGGATGCGCGCCGGAATGTCGCAGGCTTAGACGACATGGCGATCGATAACATCCGCCTGCCGGTCGAGGTCGAGCAGGGCGCGACCGGCGGGCCGGGGTTCAAGACTAGCATCCAGACCGCGCTGTCGGGCATCGAGCAGCGCATCGCCGAATGGGATGTCGCGCGCTGCCAATATGACATCGGTTATGCGGTGCGCGGCAAGGCCAGCCTGCTTAGCGAGGTGATCAAGTTGTGGCGGGACCGGCGCGGGCCGGCGTATCCATTCAGGTTCAAGGATTGGTCGGACTATCAGGCAACCAACGCCACCATCGGTACCGGCGATGGCTCGCTTGCAACGTTCCAGTTGGTCAAGTCCTACGACGTGGTCTTCGTGACCACCCGCGCCATTCAGTTGCCGGTCTCGGGCACCGTGCAGATCAAGGTGGCCGGCGCGCTGAAGACCGAGACCACACATTACACGGTCAACTACTCGACCGGGCTGGTCACATTCACCACCGGCAATATCCCGGCGGCGGCGCAAGCCATCACCGCTACATTCGAGTTCGACGTGCCGGTGCGGTTCGCCGAGGACAGCCTCAAGGTCAGCATGACGATGGACGACTTCGGCGACATCTCTTCGATCCCGCTGGTCGAGGTCTTAAGCGAATAATGAAAACGCTGCCGCTGACGTTGACAGACCGGGTGGTCAAGCCGGCGCGGTTGCTTGTCATCACGCGCCGCGATGGCACCGTGCTGCGAATTGCCGAGGCACAATCGGCCATCACCGCGGGCGGCAATGTCTACACGCCGTTGTCCGGCTGCGAGATCAGCGCGGTTAAACATACCATCGGTGGCGACACGCCAAGCCTGGAGATCAGGGCGGCGCACAACAATAGCAGCACCGCCGTCTTCAATACCGCCGTGATCGACATCGGGCTCTATGATGCCGCCGCGGTGGAGCTCTACATTGTCAACCGGGCCAACCCGACCACGCTCGGCCTGATGTTCTCCGGCACGATCCAGCCCGTTACCTACGACATTTCCGGACAGGTTTCATTCGACGTCAGGGGACCATCGGTCGGCGCGGGGACGGGTTACATCCAACGGTTCGCGCCAATGTGCCGAACCGATTTATTCTCGGCATTATGCGGCGTCGATCCGGATGCTTACGACATGGCCGCCACTGTCGTCTCGATCGTTAATCGCTTCAACTTCATTGTGTCGATCTCGCCCGCCGACAACTATCTCAACGGCGGCACCGTGCAGACATCGACCGGCGTTGCGTTCGAGATCGCCGCCCAGGTCGGCGCGTCGCTGACGGCGTTCCTGCCCTGCCATCGGGTGCTCGCGGTCGGCATGTCGATCACTGTATGGCCCGGCTGCGACAAGAGGATCGCAACCTGCAACAGCAAGTTCGGCAATGCGTTGAATTTCCAGGGCGAGCCACACAGCATCGGCGTTTATGCCGCGTCCGGCGGTGGATGAGATGGGTGGTGAATGGTTTGATGATTGGGGGTTTACAGGGGGCGGCGTTGGAGGATGGCACCTTAACCTTGATGCCTTTGATTGGGATTGGCAGTCGGCGACTACTCCGGTCGCGACGCAATCGCCGGCGCCATCGGTCGTCACCGGCATCGACCCGTCCGAGATTGCCAATGCGCTTTACGGCCGGATCATCCCGCTGTCGCTCGGCCTGGCCCGGATCGGAACCGCGGGCCTGATCTTCGGGCCGTATTTTTCCAGCGGCAACGCATCCTTCGCGGTGTCGTTCGGCTTCCCGGCGAACCCTGCCGGAACGCGGCGGGTCTACGAGATTGCGCTCGACGGCAAGGTGGCATGGGAACTGGCGGCAGGCAGTCCGGCAGGCGCGCTCGATGCCGGCGGATTTCTCGGCGACCCGTTTGAATGCCGGTTCTATGCGGGGACGCAGACGCAAGGCGCCGACCCGCTGGAAGCAGCGATGTTCGGCGCCGAGGCAGTGGCCTACCGCCCGCAGATGATGCTGTGGTTCACCAATCTTCCGATCGCGGCATTCGACAACAAGGTGCCGTTCGTCAGTTGCAAGATCGGCGATGTCACGGGTGGCGCGGTGCCGGCGGACGGCATCAATCTCGGCGAGGCGCTGGAGTTGGTCGCCTATTCGCCATGGCTTGAATACGACAGCACCGACTTCGAGGCGACCGGCGTTGCCGACATTGTCCAGGGAATGATCCTGACCGAGGACCAGTCGTTTCTCGACCTGCTGCGGGTGATCGCCCGCGTCTATCGAACGCTTGACATCCTGCAGACCGACAAGCTGCGCGTCAACGACCGCGGCGCGACCGTCACGCCCGACGTTGTACTGCATCGCGATCACATCTCCGCCGATGGTGGCGTGCAGTATTCCCGCCAGGAGGAGGCGAGCGTCCCGCGCGAACTTGAATTGATGACGATCGATCCCGACGCCGACTATGTGTTCATGCCGACCAAGGCGGCACGTCCTCTATCGCCGGTGCCGGTCACCGCGTCGGTCGCCAAGGAAAGCATCGTGCTGCCGGTGGTGGTTGACGCGAACACGCGCGCCTCGCTGGTTACCTATGCAAAATACCAGGAGGACAACGCCCGCAAGAAGATCAACCTGCAGACTATGTTGTACGGCTACG